ACAACACTGCAACGATCACGATGTAGATCAGGTACTCAATTTTCTCCATCCGCTTTGAGCCATCAGCAAAGCTCTTCTGGATGCCAGCGTACCTTTCGGCGCAGATGGCCTCATGCACCGACAGCTTGGCCTCTGTCTCGCTGATCATTTTCTCAGTCATCACACACCCATCTTCTTTCTGATGTCAGTTGCGGAGATAGCATGGGTGGCTGCATCAAACACTTCCTGCTCAATCTTGTAGCCCACGTCACGCCCGTAGGTGATGTTCACCACATTGGGCACAAGCTGTATCTCGTACTGCCCTTGGTACAAGGGGTCTAGATCACGCTTGATCAAGTCTTTTACTTGCTCTGCGGCAAACGGGTTGGAGCCGTTCCAGCCTTGGCAGTCCCTGATCTGGATAACTACTTGGCCTGTCTTGGCAATAGCCCGGTCAAACAACGCCCTGTGGCCCGGATGCCAAGGTTGCCAGCGGCCCAGCATCTGCACGGTTTCCTTCTTCCAATCAAACACAGGGCGGCGGCGGCTGTCTAGGATGTGCTGACCGATAAACTCTGCCCACTTCTCGGCGTTCTGCTCAGTAATTCTGAAGTCATATTCCTTCGGTGGAATAAATGCCTTGTTGGTATCGTCAAACCTACCCTGATCGATGGTGTCCATCCAGACAGTCCAATCGGCCTTGAAGTTGTTCCGCATCTCTACCAGCGGGGCCACAAAGTCGCAGATCACATAGTCGCCAGTGGACTTGAGGGCAAACTCAGCCATCCGCAATGACTGACGAATGCGGCCCTCCTTGGAGAAATCCCAATCGTTGAACCGCTTGCGGATGTCGTCAGCGTTGAACCAGTCCACACTGCACTTGTAAGACATAGGAACCGTGTCCTGCATCCTGTGTGCTGGCATATTCTTGATGCTTGAGTTGTTCTCAAGGTAGGCTTTGAGGGCGGTAGCAAGGTAGGTCTTGCCGCTGCCCGGTAGCCCCATGACTAGTATTTTCATAGCAGAGCGTCAAGCTGATCGTGAGTTGTAGCGGCTTCAATCGCAGCGACCTTGGGTGCAATGGCAGCTTGTGCAGCGGCAACGGCAGCAGGGTCGTACTTGGACGGGTCACGCATCTGCTCTTGGACAACTTGCTGGAAGCTGAACGATGCATTGGCTTTCATCCCGGCCTTACGGTCTTCAACAGGAATGTCGTAGGTTCCGTACACGATCTGCACTGGGTCAGTGGACAAATCAAATGTGTGGGCTGTATAGCCTTGACGGTGCGCTGTGATAGCTGGCCTCACTTCAATGGCTGATTTCCAACCATCTTGACCAACGGGGGGTGGCGTATCCCAACAGTCGGTTACTTGGCCCGACTGAATCCTGACAAATAAACTATTGCTCATGCAACGCTCCTTAATGCGGGTTTCTGGCCCAAACGGTCTTTAATACGGTTAAATGGGGCTTGCCAATCCCCAAACATTTCTTGGCGAATCAGCTTCATTGAGTCGTAGTAGGGCGTAGTCTCGCCATCAAGTGCATACAAAAAGTAAGGCATGATGGGTGTAACTGTCCACGTTTCAACGCCCATAGCGGCTGCTAAATGGCCTACAGAGGTGCAAGAGCTAATCACCAAGTCGCACGATGCCACTGCCTGACGGGTGTCTTCCCAGCTACTTAAAGGCACAGGCTTGACCCAATCCGGGGCAGCGTCAACGCCTTGATCCCGTTGCAAACTAATGAACTCAGCGTCTGCGTCTTTGACTGCGGTGAACATCAATTCATAAGGAAAAGCTTTGTGATGTTCATGTTCAAACTGGGCAGAACCTTGCCAGCGTAGGCCAATGCGTTTCTTGCGGCTTTTGATGGTCACAGGCTTAGTTAGATACGAAGCGCCAGAAAGGTCTGCCAACTCAAAGCCAAGTGGCACAACAGCCGACATACCAGCAACCCAGAAGTCATGGTAGATGCCAAACACAGCTTCGTGCTGGATGACTGAGGATACACCTTCAACATCAACGAATAGGGATGCTAGTGAGCCACTGCAAGCAACAATAACTTTGCAACCCCGTGCGGCAATGTATTTGGCGTAGCGCACTTGGTGAATCTGGTCACCCAGACCGCCTTCAAGGTTGAGCAGGATGATGCCTTTGGTCTTGCCGTCCCATAGTTGGGTGGGTACGTTGGGGCGCTTGTTACCAAACACATTTGCTAGTCGGCCCCTGTCCATCAGGCTGTAACCTTTTTGAATCTGCCCTTGACGTAGGTAGTACCAGCCACGGTTATAAGCTGCGCGGTGATTGTTAGGTTCTTTGGATTCTAATTCTTGGGCCAAGCGCCAGCCTTCTTGAAAATTACCTATTGTGGACGCTGCAAGCTGTAAATCTAGTGCATGGATATCAGGCATTGTTCGTGGGGTATCTAGCCAGAACTCAGGCTGACAAAACTCTGAGTAGTAAGACTTGAGTAAATCTCTTGGGTCTTGTTTATGTTGGGCTTCCAGCTTTGGCTTGATACTGTGTAGGCCAACATAGCCGTGCAATTGCTCGTCATCTTCAGCTACCGTGGAACCGTCAATGTTGTCAAAGTCGTAGGAGAAATCAGGCAATTCAAGAAAGGCGTGAATACGCGCCAATTGCGCTTTAGGGTCAGACAGCAGGTCTTCATACTCAACAAACAGAAAGTTTTCAGGCGCAGAACTATATCCGTTTTGCAGCATGAGGTAAGAACCTTTTAGGTGGCTCATCAGTTTCCCAGATTGCATAAACTCATCAAGATTTTCAGGTTTTGCTATACGAAGAAAGCTGGCTGCACAGTCAGGAATTGAACGTACCGTAGCGATAATTTTAGGCTGCTTGCCAAGGACTTGAAACATAGAGGACATGATCTCTGCAATAGGCCAGCTACGGGACTTGTCAATAATGACCGGGGCAGTTTTGTCCTCGTAAAACGCATCAATCGCACCACGCATTGTTTGAGCCAGCTTTTTCTTTTCGGGGTCGTTATCGTTTAACAAACCAGAAGAGTGCCAAGAAGTTGCCAAGCTATTCAATGCCTCAACAAGACCAGACGTTGTTGAGACGTGAGTCATTGGGTTCTGGTTAAGAATAGCCGCCAGCACCGTGCTGCCACTGCGCGGGATACCAGAAAGGAATGCTAGTTGTTTTTTCATTACGTTGATTTGGTAACTAATAGTGTATTTACAGTATTAGCTATAGTTAACCAAGTAGTCAATGTGCCTACCTGCACGGGACTTGAACGATTAGTAAGATTGTTTTGGCCTAACTGCCCAAAATTATTTACGCCCCATGTCCAAAGTGTACCGTCTGTTTTTAGGGCTACTGAAAATAAAGTACCGCCTGCGACTTTACTCCAAGCGGTCAATGCACCTACTTGTTTAGGGCTTGAATAGCTTGTAGTGTTACTTAAACCCAAAGCCCCGTAAGCTCCAAATCCCCAAGACCAAAGAGTACCGTCGGTCTTAACGGCTAACGTATGACTATTACCATTACAAGAAAGTTGACTCCAGTTTGTTAAACTTCCAACTTGAACGGGAGAAGAGTAGTTTGTAGTGTTGCCTAACCCCAATTTGCCATTTGCACCATTACCCCACATCCAAAGAGTGCCATTTGTTTTAATTGCTCCAGCCCAAGTTTGACCCATGCTAATTTTTGACCAAGTAGTCAACGAGCCAACTTGCTTTGGAGAAGAATAGGCCGTTACATTACCTAAACCCAATTGACCATAACTGTTAAAACCCCATGTAAAAATAGTCCCTCCAGTGGTTAGACCTATTGCAGGGTTGCCTTCAGCATTTGCGGATACGTTAGCCCAAGTGGTTAATGCCCCCACTTGTTTAGGAGAAGAATAATATGTGACATTACCTAAACCTAAAGCACCTTGGCCGCTACCTCCCCAAGACCAAAGAGTACCGTCGGTCTTAATTGCAAGAGTAAAAGCGTACCCGTTACTAACTTTTGACCACCCCGTTAAACTGCCAACTTGTTTAGGAGAAGAATATCTAAAATAAGTGCCGCTATTCCCCAGTCCTAATTGTCCACGGTTATTATTGCCCCAAGACCATAACGTGCCGTCTGTCTTAACAGTAGTTGTAAAGTTTTGCCCCCCAGTTGTCACAGACCAGTTAGTCAGTGTGCCGACTTGAGTGGGAGATGAGCGATATGTATATACGCCAGAATCCCCCAGACCCAACTGACCAAAGTTGTTTCGACCAGAAACCCACAACTGCCTTGCAACATCCGTTGTGATGCTGTTACTAGCAGAACTCGCTGCGCTTGTACCAACTGCATTGGTTGCCGTAACGGTAAAGGTGTAACTCGTACTAGCAGCCAACCCAGAAACTGTAATTGTTCCAGACCCTGCTTGGTTCAAAGTTCCTGTAATGCCAGAAGGTGAACTTGTAGCAGTGTAAGAAGTAATTGTAGACCCGCCATTATTTGCTGGCTGAGTAAATGCAACTGTTGCTGTAGTTTGACCCGTAGCCGTGGCAGTGCCAATGGTTGGTGCGTCTGGGACTGATGTCACTGTTGCTGTGGTATTGGAATCAGCCGTAACCCCAGATGGTGCAATGGTATTGGTGGCTTTCACCCGGCAAAAAATACCAAACCCACGATCACCTATAACCAGCACATAGCTTGAAGAAGTTGCACCGCCAATGGAAGTACTAGGACTTCTAAACCATTGATAAGTAAACGTCGGTGCTGGTGCGCCTGTCCAAGTACCGTCAGTCGTTGTAAGCGTAGAGCCAACAGTGGTTGTACCTGTAACTGCGGGAGCTACAGTGTTAACAGGGGCAGCACCGTAGCTGCCACCCACAACTGTGAGCATTATTCCACTCACGATACGTTTCCAGTAATAAAGACAACAGAGGCAGTTACAAACAAAACTGTGCAAACCCCTCGACTAGCTAGTGTGAATGAAGTTACTACTGTATTTGTACCGCCAAGGTATGCGGTTATTGCAGAGCTAGTATTTGAAATACCTGCTGTAGTATTATTTACTATGGATATAACATCCCCCGCAGCAAAAACGCTGGCTGGAATCACAATCGTGCCGCTTGTGCCTAGCTCAATAAACTTACCAACATCTCCAATAACAAGGGTGTAGCTTGTTGTTTTAGCGCCTGAGTTTGGTATGTTTAGATAGCCAACTTTGTTTGTACCGTCTACTGTGCAGTTGCTCAAAGTGCCAGAAGTTGGTGTACCAAGAACGGGAGTCACCAAAGTTGGGCTTGTTGCCAACGCTACAACCGTTCCCGTACCTGTGGTTGTGTACGAAGTCCCCCATGCAGAGCCAGTTGAATTTGCTATGCCAGCGCCGGGATACGTTTGTGCCGCTACTGCTTGAAAAGTGGGGGCCGCACTTGCATTAGCAGTTAAGACATACCCTGCTGTGCCTGCGGAAGTGGTTGCCAAGACGCTTGTGGTTGAGGCATAAGTTACGCCGTATTGGGTAAACGCACTGCTCTGACCTGTTCCACCAGAAGTGTTTGGCAGAGCAGCGCCGAGGGTTAAAGCTGAGAAGTAGTTCTGGGCAACGATGATGTCTGTGCCGTTGCTGACTAGGGCCATCTTTGCTGCGGCCGGGATGGACACCCCGGTCTGGCCTGTGACCTTGAATGTGATGGCAGATGCGGTGTTGTTAAAAACAAAGTACATCTTTGTTTTGGTTGTGGGGACGTTGACTGTGCCCCCGCCTGTACCGTTAAGCTGGATGTAGATGCTCCGAGCTACTCCGGTTGTGCCGTCAGGGATGGTCAGTGTGTCTGAGCCTCCAGTGGCTGAAAATGCCTGATATCCCAATGCTTCGTCGAGCATGTTGGTGATGTTGGCATTGACCGTTGTGCCCCAAGTACCCGACAACTCTCCCGTAGCGGGTAGGGCCAGAGCCAGATTTGTACTGTATGACGTTGCCATTAAATCCTCCTAATTCGTTAAAACAGCAGACCAGTTGGCATTCTGCGTATTATCAATTACATCCCAGAATGGTCGCCCTGTTATTGCATCTGTCCCTGCCGCCAACTCCACAATGGAAGCTACAAAGGCCGCTGCTGCTGCCAACGTGTCTGCGCTGACCGCTGTCTCTGCTACTGATGCATTAAAGCTCGCCGTTGTTGCAACTGAATCTGTGCCCGTTGCTGTCTCAGTTACCGCTGCACTAAGAGACAGTAGGGAATCAACTGCATCTGTCCCTGTTGCTGTCTCTTGTACGTCCCCAAACAACACAAAACTTGAATCTACCGCATCAGAACCCGTTCCTGTCTCACTGATAGTCGCCGCATACACCGGCACACTAGATACTGCATCCGTCCCAGTTGCCGTTTCAGTCACTGACGGGAAGTACGTTGGTACAGATGTAACTACATCACTACCTGTCGCCGTCTCAGTAACCGCCGCTCCAGACCCTTGCGCCGCTACAACATCATCTGTGCCTGTTGCCGTCTCCGTAACCGCCGAGTTGACACCTGCCAAACTCGTTACCGCATCTGTACCCGTCCCTGTCTCGCTAACCGCAGCCGCCAGTGCCGCTAAAGCCGTTACCGCATCTGTACCAGTGGAGGTTTCGTCAATGGTGCTGGCAAAAGCTGTGTAGCCCCAGCCTCCTTCACCCCATGTGCCGGAACCCCACGCTGACATACTATCCTGCCAAGCTGAATGTGTAGGTCACAGACAGGGTGTCACTATTCACCACCGAGCGATCACCGGGGGAGCCAAAGTCAGCCGCAGAGAACAACGTACCTGCTGTACCGCTCTTCGCACTGCCGCTGGTTAGGAAAGCCCCACCGACTGTCGTTGTGCCGTTGATATTAAACACAGCAGGAGAAGCTGAGTTTGTTGCCACGGAAGGGTTGGCAGTGGTTGCTGTTGCAAACGTAGCAGCTACACGGGTAACATTGCTGTAGGCCACAACCTCTGTCCAACCAGCGTGGGAAGACATCGTATCTGCCGCCGCCGGGGTGTTACTGGCCCCAGCACCGTACAAACCAATGTACCAAGAGGTAATAGCGGCGACTGAAGTTAGAGCAGAGCCAGCCATATAGGCAAGTCCGACATTGACCACTAGGTTTTTGGATTGCGCTTCCCACTTCAAATTACCATCTTTGTCATGGCATTTAATCTCAAACAAGCCGGTTGCTTGTGCAGCTTCTCCAGCTTTTGGGTTGCAAATCAGGCCGCTAGAAACAGTGTCAGTAGCTTTAAGTTTTTCGGTAGTCATGTTAGATCCTAAGTTAAGGTAGCCGTATCAATGCAGTGGTGGATGAGTTGGTGGGCATAACAACAGTAAACGATGAGGTAGTGGTTTTGTCAGCGCCAAAATCCAATACTGCCACCGATTTGTTGCTCTTGGTTAGATTGTAAATCAGCGCACCCCGTGCTGTAAACGCCCCTGTTGTCCAGACCACATTGCTGAAGTTTACAAAGGCTGTGGTGTCTGTGACACTGACCGAGATGCCTGTCATCACCTGACCTGTCGCGGTGTAGCCTGTGCCTGAAATCTCCCCGGTCGCTGTGTAAACGGTGGTAGATGCCCCTATATCGGCATTGGCTGTGTACAGCGCCATATAGAAGGTGTCTGTGGAGAAATCATGCACCGCCTCAAGCAGTTGCTGCTTGAAGGATGTGGTCAAGGTCTGGGAAATGCTCATGTTACTGCAACCCTAACCTGTCCACTGCGGTATGCGTCCTGCCTTTCGAGGCCGTCACCCAGACGTTTCAGTTGGCCCATTGCCTCTTTGTACTTGCCATCGTACAAGGCAAGCATGTCTGGCTCACCCTTCATGTAGGTGTGGGCTTCAATCAGTGTCCCATACAGGAGTGCTGGGTCATAGTTGTCACTGAGCCATGTGTTTGACGCTGTGACGATGGACTCTGGATAGTAGAAGTAATGGAGTTCAGTGCTGTAAACAGCGTCTGGTGTGGGGCCAAGGATGAAGGTAAGCTCTGCTTCGTTGTCTGAACGGGGGCCGAAGATGGCGTAGTACTTAGGTACGCCTGTTGCTGTAGGGGTGGGAAACACTTCCCTGATGAAGTTCACATCCTTGTTGAGCAGGAATGTGTACGCACCCGTGGTTGGGTCTATTGCTGCCAAGGAGAAGGTGGACAGAAAGTCAGTGGGGCATTGCAAATACTTATTGCTTGCAGTTGTGCTGCCCGTGACGTTCTTGCGTAGAGATGGAATCTGTACGGCGTTGTATATGCGTTTCTCTGCCTGTGTGATGAACAAGTTCATGTCCACCGTAGGGAAGGTGTTCTCGGTGTAGGAAGCAACGGCAGAAACAAGTGCGGCGTAGTTCATGTCATGAGATGCGAATAATCGCACTGGTTACATTTGACGAGGGGAACCTGATAATAAAATTATTCCCAGTCCCTGTCTGATTTGTCGCAAAATCCAATACTGCCACCGAGCGATTGGCATTTGTGCTGTTGTAGATCAACGCGCCACGGGCCGTGAAACTAGCTCCTGCCCAAGTAACATCACTGAAAGACAGCAACATGGTTGTCCCGGAGGATGTTGGCGTTGTGCTTACCACCAAGGTCTCCCCGCCTGTGGTGTATCCACTGCCGCTGGCCACCTCGCCCGTGGCCGTGTAGGCGGTTGTAGCGCTTCCCAAAGAGGCGCTGGAGGTGTACAGGGCGATTTTGAAGGTGTTGGGGGCAGTAGGGCCGAAATTGTGTAAGCCCTGAGCAAGCTCAACCTTAAAACTGGTGGTAGCTGTTTGGGATATGGTCATGTTATTTCAACCGTAACAGTCCCAATTGTAACCCCAAGGATGATTGCGGGAGCAATCGGAGCAGGCTGCATTCCAACACTTGCAAAGGCGGAATCCCCCGGGGAACCCACAAAAACATTCAAATCAGCTTTAGCATCTGGGCGCGGCTCAAACAAGGCCTGCGGGTCGGTAACCGTCCGCTTTGTCTCAAGCTGCGGATGCTTCGGTTCATAGCATTCATAGCAGACCTTGAACCCCGTCCACTCCTTCTTTAAGGTGTTAAGAAGAAATTGTTGGCCACATTGGTCACATATGCCAAGTGCTTTTTTGCCTTCGGCATATCCGCCCATGGTGATTACTGCCCAAAGTCCGGGGTCAAATAGACACTGGCAATGTCCCTGTCTTCTATTGCCGCCCGTGCAAACTCTTCCTCATAAATTGTTTTTAACAACTGGATCCGTTCAGGGGCCTTTTTGAGGGCAAGATAGTAGGACAGGCCTGCCACCAAACAAGGCAGGAACCGGAACACCACATCAGCAGTGTTGGTGTATACGCCCACGTCCTCAATCCTGCGGACTGCGTAGTACCTGAAAGTGTAGGTCTGAGCAGTGTCTGGCGCTGGGTATACAAACAGGACCGGAGTGGTAGTCCTTTGGACAAAGTACTGAGCCGGACGGCCTGTTGTCAGCTTGTTGGGCATGAACAGGTACTCGTTCTGGCTGATCCGGTCTATGGTGATGTCTTGCTGGGAAGTGCCTGATCCAGTGCGAATTACCGCAGAAAGGACGTTTACGGTGTCCGCAGGCAGGTTGTACTGGGCTGTTCCTGCCACCATGGCCACGGACCGTTGCTCTATGGTCCAGAGATTTAGCCCACGATTTGCCCAGTCTGCAAACAAGAGGTTTAGGGAACGCCGGGCCGTGCGAAGATCGTAGCCCGTCCTAGACTCCAGTCCGCAGCGTTCGTAAGCCTCTTCAATCAGGTCATCAAACTCAAGATTGAAAGTTGCAGTACCGGAGGTGGCCATTTTTACTTGGGCCGCTGGCTTACAACTTTAGCCATATTTCGACCGTATTTCAGCATTTCAGCGCCTGTTTTTCCACCGGAACCCTTACCCTTTGCCATTCCGCCTTTTTTCATTGCGGGAGGAGGCATTGTCCGTTGAGGCATTGCAGCGCCCCTACTCATCATATTACGTGGTTTCATGACCATTTAAGTGCCCCTTCGTTTGGATTTAATATAGCCGCCATGCTTAAATTTCTTGGTAAGAGTAAAACCCGCACCAGTAATTCTGCCTTGTACACCCTCATCTTTTGGCTTAAAAGCAAATCCATCTACGTTAACGTCAATGCTGGTATTCTTACCAATTTCCTTGGTAGCAGTGAGCGTACCTCCGGCCCCTGCCCCATACTCATTGCCTGATCCGCCACCCTGAAGCCTAAGAGTGTAGTCCTTTGTACTGCCAAAGTTATAGTCTTCTTTTTTAGAGTTGTTTGGCATTTAGTACTGCTTTCCTTTGGTTAGGCCCCGGACGGCGCATCCGTTCCCCCGCGCAGGGGACTTGTCTGCCGAGCCGCCTTTGGCGTACTTCTTGATCATGCCGCCTTTTTTCTTGAGCCTGAATCCTTGGTCCCTGCCAAGGACCTCTTTCTTCATGTAGTCCAAGCCTGCTTGAGGAACTGTTTCCATGTCAATGCCGTACCTTCGGGCATTTTCTTGCAGCATCTCTTGGTACTTCTCTGCCGCACGATCAGCACGTTGCTGTGTCATCATCTCGGCTTTAGTGGGCGCTGCGGTGACGTTTTTATCGTAGCCAATTTTGGGAAAAAGGTCATCGTAGAAAGAGGGATCCTTTTTCACAAACTCGTCAGCGCCTTTTTTGGCAGAGCCAAAGAGTTTCTTTCCTGCCATCCTAAGAAGTCCGGGAGCAATAGCGGCGGTTTCCTCTAGCGTGGTGTCCGTTTCTAGGGCGTCCCTTTTGTCCAAGGCATCCCTTCTATCCCGGGCAGCCTGCATTTCATTGGCCCTAGCAACCGTAGGGCCCGGGCGATCCGCAGACAAGGTTCTTGTGGACTTTGGCTCGTCACTGGAAGACGAAGACGGTTTGACATCCCCCCGACTTTCCCTTGGCTTGTAGGTTCCGCTGGTCGCCTTGTACGGATTTGACTCTACATCAGAGGCCATCTTCTTAGAGTAGGTCTTGCCATCAAACTCAAAAGTTGGTGAGCTTTTATCTTTCAAGCGAGCCTTAAACTCAGCATTGAAACGTTTTCTGGTTTCAGAGATGGCCATGACTGTTTTCCTAGCAAATACGTGTCGTATTGCTCTTGGCTGCCCCATTACCGCGAGACTGGACCTTGGTTACAGAACCACCGCCCATCATCCCCTTGGCCATGCCTCCGTGGCCCATCCTAAGGGGCTTGCTGTCCATGGACATCATGTCATCCCCAGCCTTACCTTTTTTAGTAAATTTGGGCATGGTGGACTTGTTTAGCTTAAATTTCATGATTTTTCCTTATTTAGATTTAGCCGCTCTCATGTTGTCCACAAGATTGGGGTACGGACGACCAGCCTTCTTAGCCGCAGCTTTTGCTTTGGCTTTCTGCTTAGGGGCCAGAGGGCTTGGGGCCCCTAGCGATTTAGGACGGGGTTTATCCCAGACTTGTTTCATGTCAATACAACCTTCCTCTGGTCTTGCCACGCACAGCTATGCCATCACCACGGGATGATGCGGAAGAGACCATGCCGCCCTTGGCGTACTTCTTAACCATGGCGGAGTTCTTCATCATCTTGCCGTCAGGCATCTTGTGTTTGCCTTTATCACTGGCCATGCCGCCTTTGGCATAGGCATATTCAGGGTCCATTGGGGGCTGGCCCTTTTCTTTCATATAAATCGTAGCATCAACTTTCTGCTCATTTTTTTTGCGCGTGTAGTCAGAGAGTTCTTTGGCGGTCGGACCGCCTTGTCCACCGCGCCCCGCGCCTGCGCCCATGTCCTGCTTAGGGGGCTTGGCAGCCGACCCCATGTCATTGTTCTCGGGAGGATCACCCATTTCCTTTGTGTAGATGTCTTTGTACTTGAGTTTCTTGGTGTTTATACTGCCGCCCTTGTCATATTTCTTAATCATGCCGCCTTTTGCACGGTCATTGGAATTGAACGATCCTGCATTAGAATTGAACGATCCTGCATTACTATTTCCTTGTGCCGTTACACCATCTGCTATGGCTTGCATAGACTGCCTGTGGGACGCAGCTTCCTCAGGTGAGGAGTCAGGGGCAATTGTGGTTCTACCATACCTTCCCACAGGAGAACTAACAGGGGCGTCTTCTGCTTCGGGAGCAATCGTGACCCTGCCAAAATATCCCGGAGGGGCATTAACAGGGGCGGCTTCTGCTTCAGGAGCAATTGTAGTTCTGCCATAGCTAACAGGGGCACTAGATGGCGCACCGGGAAATCTAGACGTAGTATCACCGGCCATTACTCGTCTACTGGTAAGGTTTGAGTTGTCGCCGTCACTGTCATAGCTGTCATAGCTGTCATAGCCCCCGCCCGGAATATTCCCGCCAGTTCCGGGTGCATTAGCGCCGCCGCCAGTTTCACCAAAACCATAGCCCTCGCCATAGCCCTCACCGCCCTCATTAAACCGTTTAACTTTTCTTGTAGCCATAATATTCTCCTAGCATTTCCATCTTGCAAGAGCCGCTGCTTTGCGGGTTGGTCTGCCTTTTTCGTCTTTCATTGGCCCCGGCATACCTGACATCCGCGCACAGAACGAGTCTTTGCGTGGGCCACCTTGGGGCTGTGGGGCTTTGAGGTTGCTGCCCGTTGCTGCGTTGTACCGTGCCCTACCCTTGGCAGTCAGACCAGCCCCCTGAGAGATCGGTAGCTTCTCGCCCCGACCAACAGAGAGAACCGGGCCTTTCTTCTTAGCCATAGAAAATCGTAGCTGAAGTTACGTTCGTCACAGTCCCATGGACATTGGTAACAAACAAAGCGCCCTGAGCGGGGATTAGCATATAGGTTGGCTGTGTAGCGGAGGCTACCGTATTGAGAGTCATGACGATTGCGCCACCTGACCCACCATCCCTAAACACAACACTGCCAGCACTGCCTGATGGGACTATGTAAACAGCCTTGACCCTTGTTCTACCAAGAGCCGTAGGTGTCTGATTGGTAAATTGCCCGGTAGTAGTTAAGGGGACACTCGCTAGTACATCAGTTTGAATCGCCATTTTCTTGCTCCGGTTTGTCTGCTATCTTTTGCAGCCAGTACTGACATTCCTGCATGGCTCCAGCGATAGCATTTAGATTGGCTTCCATTTGCCGCCTTTGGGCCTCTAACGCCTCAAGGCGCTCTTTAAGGTCTAACTCGGTCATGTCTGGCTACTGTACAGTGGGATGTAGCGAGTAAGACCGTTGACCCTAACACGCAAAGAACCACTTAGTGAAGTGGGGGCAACAGTGGTAAACAATACATTGCCGGATGCGCCTGTGCTGACTGTAGAAGTACTACGCCCCACGTCAAACAAATTCAATACGCCCAAGCTGTTTTGTGCGTCATCACCAAAACCAACAAAAGCCGTGGGCCGCACACCCCGTGAACCAGAGAACGATGTAAAGTCAAAAACAGCACCATAAGTAGCACCTGTGTTTGTGCTTGCGCCCATGTCTACAACACCCATTAAAGCAGTATTAAGACCTGTGATTGCAGTGCTTGCTGACGCTCCCATTGAAGTCTGGGTATAGCAGCCAATGATCGTGCCGCCAGAAACTCCAGCCGTGCGATGGTTAGCCGCGCCAACCAAGGCAGCAACAGTGCCAGCCCAATTCGAAGTGGGGCGTACAGTGAAATCGGTGAGGTTAAAACTGCCGGTTGAAAGATTGGCAGCAGTCAGGGTGTCGTCTGAGTTAAAGCCAGCGTTAGACGTAACTGGGCCGGAGAACGTGGTTTGAGCCATGATTTTTCCTTACATACAAGTTAGGCGCATTAGTCTGTATGTCGTCAGCCGGGGCTGTCTAATGCACCGGAAAGCCCGGAGTGGCTGCAATATACACCAAAAGAAAAGGGGGCGCAAGCCCCCTTTTCAATTAATCCACTGGAGTGGATTAGGCTCCTGCGGAACCATAAATGCCACGTGGGTCGGACCAGCCAAAGCTGTACCGTTCCCGTGCTTTATAGCGCACATTGCCCGTGTCAAAGTCGCCTTCAAAAGCGGTTTTGATGGGAGAGCGGTTGAACATTTTCAAGCCGTTTGGAGCATCGGTCATGAGGAACCATGCATCCGTATCGGTCAAAAAGTGGTTTACCGCATAGCCTTCAGGAATCATGCCCATCGATTTGATGGCGTTGATGTCATTGTCGGCAGTGGCTGTGCGAAGCGTGGTCTTCATCAGACGTTCAGCAGTAAACTGCTGTTCTTTTGGAATCACAAGTTTACGGGCTTGAATGGCGATTTTAAGGCCGCGCTCATCCGTGAAACTTGCAACGTCGATGATACCCTGCTCAAGGGAAGTTTCATTCAAGTCAGCCTGTGTGGTAGGCGTGTTGCTGAAATTTGGCCCCAAAGCAGTTGGGTGGGCAGAGTTGCACAGGGAAACACCATCGCCGCCGTTGTAGCTGCCGCCGGTATTAAACGCTTGGTTCAATACAGAAGCTGCTTTGACCTGCTTGGTGTTGGCCATAGAACGAGCCAACGCCTTGGTGTAGCGCCCAGACAGTCGGTCATAGAGGTTGTCCTCAATGGCCTCTTCGGTCAGGGCAAATGCCATTGCAATGGTCTCATGAGTGTACCGAGCCGTGAATGATTCCTGAGCAGAATCATACGAGACACCGGAGCCCTCATTCTTGACCGGAGCAGCACCAAAGCCAGTGAGCATGACCTCTTCTTCAAATGCGCGGTCAGAACTCTCCACTGAGAAGATTTCTGTGTGCTCATTTTCGTAGCGGTCATATTCCATTCCAAACAGTGCGTTTAGTCCGGGCTCAAGTTCTTTTACAAGTTGTGAACGAGAAATTGCCATGATTTAGCTCCTTATGCTATGCCAGCCACACCAACACTGCCGTATTGATGGGTATTGATTTTTACAACTGCCACAGCGTAGGCCCCTAGCTCATTACTGGGGCTGGCAAGAAGGCCACAGATCTTCAACGCAAGCGTAGAAGTGACTGCTGCGCTTGATCCCAGCAAGGTACTAGCAGACACACCAGTGGTGGTGCTTCCGGTTGTACTTGTGGTAATGGCTGCATTTAGCCCAACCATAGCCTGCGTCATAGCAGTGGAATCAAACTGAATCAAGAACTGTTGGCTTGGATCGTCAAACACGTCAGCAGTAATCACCCCAGTGGTGATATTTGTGCTGGCCGGGTAGAAGTTTTTCCAAACGTACTTTCCGGTAGTTGGATCCGTGTAGTTACAGCCGTTGAACACACCGATAGCCGTTGCATGCGAAAGTGCAACAAACTTGACGATATATCCACCAGCCAGAGCTACCAAGTCTCCTTGAAAAATGCTTGTGCCGTAGTTGTCTGAAATCTGGTATCCAGAGCTTTTTTGAGCCCCGGTAGCAGATAGGTTTCCAACTGGGCGCAAACCAAAGGGTTTATCTGTATTTGCCATTTAAGTGTCCTAAAAAATTAACGACTTCCAAAGGTGGTACGGGAGGTCCGTTCCGGGTTTTGAATACGCATTGAAGAGTGTGCGTTCTCACGCAGCATCTCATTGTCCACTGCTTCCAGTTGTTCCCTTGACCGTTTTTGGTAGTAATCGTTGCGTTCCTTGATAGTCTCCAACGGAATGCGGGCAAGCATTAAGCCGCCCACGGCAACAACACCCGCATGCCTGCCACTATCAATGGTTGGCATTGTGTCGCGGTGCTCTTCGTCAAGCTCTTCGTTTCGGACTAGTTCATAGCCCTCGCGCAAGCGCCCGTAGACGTGCTGTTTATCCTCATATCCGTTGACTTCTGCACGAATCCAACGATGTTTAAACCCTTCGGGTGCGGGCGGCGCATCAAGACGAGAGGGGGGAGCCCATGGCTTGCGACGAGTTTCCTTTTCGCGTGTAACGCGAGGGCCTTTGTCGATGGTGATTTCTTTGCTCATGTTCAATCCTTCACGTATTTTGCGTATTCCTCAAGAGGAACATTCAACTTTTTGGCAATAGCAACCTGACTCGGTGATAGCCGGACAGTTCTGCGCGCTCCATTCACCCCGGAACTCCGGGTAGCAGGTGCAACAGCAGGCGCGATACGCTGTTGTCTGGTATTTGATTCTCCTACAAAACGCTTGGGAAGTTCTTCTCGAAGCCTTTTGTCCAGTTCAGTATAGTACTCATCTGAGTTCGGGTCAACACCCTCCTGTTCAATCATGGTTTGGTGTATGCCCCAAGCAGCATAGGTCATCATTCTATCCTGCCCAAACCAAGGATTGCGTTCCGCCCAGTTTTCCGCCTTGGGACTCGGAGGGGGCTTAGGAGGAGGCGCTTGTTGGGCCTGCGGCTGCGGCTGTTGTTGATACTGCTGCTTTTGAATATTCTCGCCCTGAGACTGAAGCCAGCCCGCCACTTGGCGTTGCTCCATGCCCATTTCAGCGAGTCGCTGCTGGGCCTCGGTCTCAGTATCTATATCCCCCTCTTCCCGGGCTTTTCGAATAATAGTTTTTAGGGTGGCCTGCTGACCTTCAAGGCGAGTTTTTGTTTCGCTCAGACGGTTGTAGTCAGTATGGACAAGCTTCTGCTGTAGGTCATTGGTCTGGTTTTGCAGGCCTCTGGCGTACTCCACTGCTGCCTGTTCCCTGCGCTCCGACTCGCGCATTCGGGCAGTGAGCTTTGAGATTCTCCTCTGCACCGAGTCATTTACGGCTTCCAGTTCGGAACGATGGCCTTCCGATTCAATCGGGGCCGGTTTATTGTCTTTTTCGACGGGAGCATCAATTACGGCCACGTCTGTGGCCACTTCGTTCTCTCCGAGGTCAAATTCCAGTTGGCTGTCTTGTACTGTGTTCATATAAAGCCTTACATGTGCATGATGTCTTCAGGATCGTGGATTGTGGCAAGTATCTCGTCATCATTGAGGATGCGAATCTCGCCACCGTCAATATTCATCCTTGCCCCGGCATACCGTCCAAATATGATCCAGTCGCCCTTTTTGCACCATGGACCTGTTGGGAATTTGACAGTATCGGCATAGGCCAAAGGTCCCACCGACAGGACATACCCGCATGTAGTAGACACCTGCTGTCGTTCAATGGTCTGATCAGCCAGAACGATGCCGCCTTTGGACTTATTTGCACCCCGGTAGGGTAGGATGACGATTCGCCAGCCCGTAGGCGTTGGAATACGATCAATCACGGACTCACTAAGGCTCTCGGTCCTCAGTTTGCCATCTGAAGTATAGGCATCGGTCAGTTCCGGCGTCTTCTCCGCCGCATCCTTCGCCCATTTTTCCTCTAAAGCAGTTACTGTCATTTGCACTCCTAGTCGATTGGGTATTTTTTAAGAAGATCTGAGATCACATCTTCCACAAAGGTATAACCTTCCAACCGGCCCAGCAAATGTTTGTACTGCTCCATGTCACGCGCTTTCCCCGCAAGTATTAAGCTTTCGGTGTCTTTGCGTAGCAGCCTAAGCTGCTTGTACAAGCTTTCTGTAAATTCAAGCATGGATTGATCCAATGAAGCAGACAGTTAGGCCCCTGTCCGAGGGTTACAAGCGTAGTTTACGCTATTTTGACCTTTTGCAACGCATCTTTCCTCAAAATATAGGTAGGTTTGTTAACTTGTATGCCTTTTTGGGGTGTTTTTCCCTGTTTTGGCATGGGTTTTGGGGGTGTTTTCTGCGATTTATTGGACATTTGTTGCTCCATTATTCATCTTCATCAAGGCCAATTGGTCCCTGTTGGCGGCTATTTGCTGCTGCGAATTTAGCCGTGCCTGCTCTTCTGTCACGTTATTCTGCTCCTGCTGCTGGTCAAGTTGCAGTTTGGACTGGTCTATCTGCAAACGGCCCTGATCTCGCTGGGAATTTTGAGACAATTCCTGCTTTTTCAGTTCTATCAAGGGATCCGGGGGCTGCGGCTGGTTCTCACCCGACAATTCCGCTTGCTGTTGCCTGATAAGTTGGAAGAACTCCACAATCTTGAGTGCGATCATGGCTTCCCGTTGTAGCCCGGACACCATTTTATCGGGGTCAGTGCCATATTGACGGAACAACTCGGCCTCAACAAACTCCTCTGCCTTTAAACGCATGTGGTCAAAGATGTGTTTCTGCAAGGCCATTGCTGCTGCCGGAGAAGCACTGACCAGTGGGGACAATCCAAAGATCAAATGCGTCATGATATGGGCATCGTGCTGCTGGCCAGCAAATGCCTTGAGCGGAGAGCCGTCCAAAACCTGCGAGTTCTCACTGGCAGGGTCTTTGGGCTTGTCCACATTCTGGCTAATTAAAATAGCGTCAATATCCCTGACGCCAATCGCTTCGTACATGCGCCTGAAAGCCTCGTACATGTTGTGCATCTGAGGCGCACTCTGCGCCATCTGCAATTGCGTCTGCGCCATGGTGATGCGCTGCGCCACAGAGAAGATGTTGGGGTCAGAAACCGGCAGTACATCCACACGTTCGTCAAAGTCCTTGCGTTTGATGGACCGCGACTCGCCCGGCACGTCATAGGGGTAGTCATCCGGCAGATATTCTGCAAATCCCTTGGCCAGCAACTGAAACTCAAGCTTCTGTGCATAGTGCAGCCGCTTGTGAATGGCCGACATGACCGAGGAGCCCTTTTCCAGCAATGCAATCGTGGTCCCAACCGCTGCATTTTGGTTGCTGTCGCCTACTTGCAGGTCCGTGATGGAAGCCATACGGCGACCCGCATCCACGCAAAACCCAAGCAGGGCCATCAAAGTCTGACTTGGCTCCTTGTACGGCAGCGGAAGCATGGAGCCCTGTAGCTCAACGCCACCTGCGTCCATGTCACGCCATTCTCCCGGCTGCAAGGGCACATCGTCGTTCATGATCCGAGCGCCTTTGGCCTTGAACCCCGCCGGAAGGTTGCTCAGAGTGCCTGCGTCCACCAACTGGCGCAGTGCAGCAGAAGCGGTCTTGCTCAAACCACCAATCAACTGCAAAAACCCTAGGCCATAGGCCCCCGGTCCTTGGACAAGCTGGTAGTGGATGTAGTACTCCTGCCGTTCCTGTTTATTGCCGTCCTCTTTCCAGTTTCTACGCACACCAATGGTCTTGCCAGAGGACTCATCCAACGTAATCACATAGGGCAGCTTGATTCCCGTGGGTTCTCCCTCGTCATCCACGTCCTCAAAGCCCGGCAAGTCATAGTCCACCTGAAACTCAAGCAGGATGATCTCCTCCTCTTCCCCACTGGGTTGTAGGCCGGTGATCTTGTTGACTTGGTCCCTGATTTCGGTGGTCTGCGTGTCCTGTTCAGAGGAGGCGGCATCGATGTACTGCCCGTTGACCACGGCCTTGCGATAGGCGTTCATGGACATCGGAACCCGGCACGTGATGCGCTCACATTTGCTCATTACAGACGAGCCACCGTAGGGAATGTAGAGGTTGTCCGGCAGCACCAAGGCACTTACCATGCGCTGCTGGTTTTGGTCAAAGTAGATCTTCTTGAATGCCGAGCCGCCATAGCCCACATAGAACAGCATCTGGTCAAAGTCGGGGGTGTACTCCTGCATCACCGTGGTGATCTGGTAGTTCATGAAGTCCGCTACCCGTTCGGCCTGCATGGTACGTTCGCGTGTCTCTTTCCCCAGCACCTGAGTACGCACGGGCCCGCCCGAGGGGAGCAATTCTTTCAGGGCCTGTGCCTGAAATTGCACAATGCTCTCCGACAGGAGTGGGTGCTGGACGCCACACGCACCACGGAAGGGACGGGTGCGCTCCTCATTGGTAAAGCCCAGTAGCTCTAGGCCCTTGCCATACTGATCTTCCCAGTCCTTGCGTGAAGATTTGTCCGCCTCAAACAGCATCATCAACTCACTGGAGATAGCGGTCAAGGTGCTGTCATCTAGGCCCTCGGCAAGGTTGGCTCCGTAGGGCAGTTCGTCGCCCTCCGCACCAATCTCTACTGTGGCCCCGCCGTCCTCATCAAGAATAATCTCAATGTCCGGCATGTCCATGCCATCATCCACTTCAATGTCGATGGGGCTTGTGTTTTTTTCAATTGGCATGTTGCATCCTTAGAGGTACTTGCGATTATCGTTGGATTCTCGTTCCATGAAACCGCCTTTGGCACGTTTCTGAGGCGTAGTGACGTTCTTGAGTGCTTGCTGAAGGAGTTCGCTCAGAGTATCCCCATTCCCCACTAAAAGGGAAGACTTTTCGTTTAATCTAACTGCTTCTTCCACAACCTTACGCAAGCCTTCCGCTTTATCTCCATAAAGTGTTTTTAACAATGTCATGTGCCTAAGGAATTGGTCATGTTTTTTTGCATCGGTAGTTGAACTAAGCAAATCCTCAACACGTCTCATGTTTGCAGACATGCCAATTTCAATTACTCCTGCTGGTTGTTGCCTGTCTCTGGGTATCTGCCTCATCCCTAATTGTTTTAAATGGGATATTTCTCTAAGGCCCCCATATAAGTGATCAAGGTCCTTAACATGCTCTTGGATTGCGGGAAGTGCAGGGTTGTTGGCAAAATCGTAAGAATTATTTCTTCCCGCTATGTCAACAATATCGTGGACTTCGTTATAACCGCGAGTCCCTTTTGATTGCACACTAACTTGGGCAACAGGGCGGGCTTTTTTACCGTCATTAGTCAGCACTATAGACAACCTCCTGTCTCCGCTCCCGTAGCCGAATGCATTTTGCTCATGCCGTGTGCACCACCCACCATCACAGCCCACATCAGTAACTATTCCTGCAAGTTCCTGATTTTTTGATTTAGTCAAATCAGGGATATAAACGCTTATGTACTTGTTATCAGACAAGAACTCTCTTTCAAACCGAGGGTCCGTGCGAAGAGCCGTGGTGGCCATGCCTTGCCTAGCCTGTTCTTGCCATCCTGTAAATCGGGCTACGCGATTAGACGCCGCCGCAACATTTAATTTTGCCAACGTGTCATCTGGAAGCAAAAACTCCGGGGGTATTTTAACGCCGGGCTGTCCATAGGCCGAGTATTGACCCCCTGATTGACGAATCTCCAACATCTTGTCGCGCAACTCTTCCAACTTTAGGTTTTTTACCATGTCAGGAGAAAAGTCCATTGCCCGTGCTTCTGGATTGGTTGCTACAAGGCCGCGCATACTTATAGGCACTCTGTTTGGCGATAAATCCGCTATGGCCTCTGGGTAAGCAGAGAGGTCTGTTAGGTCCTCAATGCGTTGCCCATACTCTGTTTTTGCCATGCCATATCTAGAAAACCCCTCAACTTCGCGTGTGTTTTTTAGGTCAGGTTGTTTTTTTAATAGATACTTCTCAAGGGCATTGTCAGCAGCTACATCAAGGCGGAGGTCTTTAGGTGCAAGATGTAACAGTTTGCCCTCATCCGCAGCCCTGACAAGCTGATCACTGGGGCTTGCAAAATCTGAACGTAAATAACGGGAAAAGGTTTTTAGGAACCAACTATTTAGTGCCGGATCTTCAAGACTAGAAGGAAATCCTGTCATGTTTCTGGTAAGAGATTGAGTAATATCCAAGTTTAGAAGGTTGGATACCTCATCCCTCGGTGCAAGATAAGATGCAGAAAAGTCTTTAAACTCTGGGGTTTTTCTTATTCCCTTGTAGTCCCATGAATTTAAATCAGGGTTTTTAGCAAAAAACGCATCGTTTTTTGTTTTGTCCATTGAAAGCAAAAAGTTGTCCGTCATAATATCCGCTGGGGGCTCTCGGACAGGGGACATGACCGTTGGTGTGCCCTTTGCACGGACGGCGTAGCTTGCTCCGGGAGCCGCAAGCTGCTGGTTGTACTGTTGGAAGTCCTTGGCCAGCATCTTTGCTGCTTCCCCGGTCTTTTCGGCTACTTTTGCTGCTCCGCGCACGGGGGCGGCGGGGTTGATAAAGTTAGAACCAAGGTCCCCTAGCTCATAAAACCCCTTTAATGTGGGGTCAGTAGGGGGCGCTTGACGAATTCCAAGCTGCGTCATCTTGTTTTTGATGAATTCGCTTGTCCCAAACTGTCCCGCAGGCGCTTGGCCCGTCAAACCCTGCCTCGCCAGCATAACTAGGTCCATGGGCGCACCAGCTAGGTTATAGGGCAGGTTAGTTAGGCCCTTGGCCGCTGCTGTGTAGGCTTCGCCCGAGGCCAAAGCGTCCGAAATCGGGCCTCTTTGCCGGTTCATGCCAGAGGACTGGGCCCTGAATGACGGTTTCGACGCTGCGTCTATCTCTTCCTGAGATATTTCCCCTTCCTCGGGGCTGCCTTTGGCGCGATTGACAGTGTTAATCCCCTTTTTAACAAGGAATTTTTTAAGTTTTTGTGCCGCATTGTCCAACATGCCCGGTTCTTTAGATTGCCCTTCCCAAACACCTCCATAAGGCACAGAGGACTGCGTAAAATAATAGTCAATTAAACTAGGGTCTTTTTTCAACATCTTTTTGCCCACTTCCGTGTCAACAAACGATGTTCCCTTAGGGTGCATTCCTTCATATCCCGCCAAATTAGCAATTTGTTCTTCTTGCGACCTATTTGGGTCAAGGCCCCAGTAAGAAGTAGCTAAACTATTTGGCGCGGACCCCTTGCGTACTTTTGAGTCCGGTTGAAATTCTTCCATTATTTCTTTAAGCCGCCTTCTCGCTAACCAATCACGGCCAACCGCCTCATTAACCATCTTATCCTTGCCCAACAAAGAGCGTTTATCTGCAACTGCCCTTTGGTGATAAGCTTCATGCGCTTGAGTATTCACCCTATCCATAGCACTTTTGGGATCTTGCGGAGTATCTTTATCCCCTGAAATAACAATCTGCCCTTTAAGCGGACCAGATGTATAGGTCCATCCCCCTACGTTTAGGTCGTAGTTTATGTACCGAGGAGGAGGTGCGTTAGAGGTAACACTACTAGCTGGCAACGATGCGTTGGATTCTTTCAACAACTCTGCTAACTGCTTAGACGCAACTGTTTTAGAGTTCCGTATATATCTGCCTTCATCCCCCACTTCTCCACTACCCATCCCTTCGGAAATCTTTTCATCAAAGGAAGGCTCCTTGTCTTTTTTAAATTTTATTTCGCCCTCCTCAGGGCTGCCTTTGAAACGATTGACTTCTTGCCCTGCTAAAAGGTCAGGGGCGGCTGCGCCCATTGCCGCCGCAACTGCTGCGGTCCTGCGAAACGGGTCATATGCAGCAAAACTGGAGCGGACGTTATCTGATCCGGCAGGGAGCATGTACTGTGTCTGTGCCCCGCCCATGTCGGACATGTCGGTGACTTTTAACCTGTCTATCCCGTACCCCGGAAGCCGGTTTATTATTTCTCTTTCCCCAAGGTCCGAGAATGTTGTGCTTAAATTCTCCACGTCTGGGATTAACTTGCCGTTGGGGTATCGGGCTTGAGGTATCAATAGTTTCTGTATTTCTTCTTCGGGAAGATTTAGTTTTTTTGCCAAGTTATAGCCAAATTGACTGTTATTGCCAAGGTTATCCATGTCAGAGATTGTTAGCTGCTGCCCCCTTATCCTTAAAGGCATTATTCTCTGGCCATCGCCCTTGCGGTACTTACCATAAAGATTTGCTATCACTGGAAGCTCTGCGGCAAATACGGCCTTGTCAGGGTCAAAAGTTAGGAAGTCCTTGCTTGTTCCATGAAATACCTCGGTATCAAAGCCCATTGCCAGTGCTCTATCCATGGCAGTATTGTCTGGTGGCAACCCTAGTCCGCCCTGTTTAACCGGCAAAGCGGCATTGCGTTGAGCAATTGCCATACGAGCGACCCCTTCCGCGCCCGAGGATGAATCAACATTTGACACTGCCCTTTGGCGCTGCAAGTAGTCCTTACTTAGTTCCGCCGCTGATGCGGCGGGCTTTAGTGTTTTAGCACCCATGCCTACCAACCCTTTAAGTGCCTTGGCTGCTGGGCCAATCATGGAAACCCCACCAGTAACCATGCCCTGCTCACCACGGCCCATGATCTTTTTATAGTCCGGGTTCATGGGACTAAAGCCAAGCTGGTCAGGGGCTTCTCCTAGCATGCCTTGCACAAAAGAATAGGTCTGCGGGTCAGGCAATGTGTTGACATCATTCGACCTATTGGCTTGCAGGGCCTTGGTCCTTGCAACCTGCCGGGCAAGGTTTGGATTTCCAAAGGCTGGACGGCTTGCTGCGTCTATCTCTTCTTGGGTTAGTTCCATCTCTCCGCCCCCGGCCATGCGTTTGACAGGGGAGGCTGCTGCTACCCGCTCTGCAAAGGGGGACTGGATCTTAAAGTCAAAGTCCGCGAGGGCGGACCGGGCACTGGGGCCGGTCAGGAATTGGGTAACGTCATCATCTTCGCGGGCCGCGCTAAGTCTACGGGGCTCGTCGCCAGAGATGCGTAGCTCGTCCTCATCATCTTCCTGCGGAGCGGGATTGGTGGTTTCGCCCAGAAAGCTCAGGGCCATTGCGGCCTGATAACTTGGGCCAAGGGCCGAGAGCCTGTCTTCTGCTTGCGCTCCGGGTCCCACTGTTTCACGTGAAACAGTGGGCCTGTTTGCCGGGGCGACTGGAACAGAAGGTGCACCTGCCGCCTGTCTAGGTGCGGGGGCCACGTCAGAGGGAGCGGGGGCCTTGGCCACTGCTGTCTCCGTTCCCATAACCTTCTTCACATAATTCTGCGTCTCTTGCGGCAGCCCGGCCTCATCGGCCCCGGCATCCAGCCACTTCTGGGTATTTCCCGGGCCCCAGTTGTAGGCTATGGCAGCAGTGCGCTTGTCCTTGAACTTGTCCAGCATGGCCTTCAGGTAGTC